ACCCCTAAATGGAGTAGAGAGTAGTGGTCTGTATTCATTCACCTAACGGCTCATTCATCCTCTACTAACGTAGAGTAATCAGTAAAGAAAAAGAAGCAAAAAGAAAGGTAATAGTCTCTCTAGTCTATCTTCTAGTCTATTAGTCTATTTGGTATTAGTATTAGATTAGAGTAATAGAATGGATTAAGGGTAGTGTAGTATAATTAAATTAATACAGAATAGGTAACTGTTAGGACTATCTATCTATCTATAATGACGCCTACGGCGTCAGAAACCCATAAACAGCCCTCCTTGCAAGAAGAAACCTTTATACTCTTAAGATTTCTAATTCACTCGTTCGTAGCGTTCAGTCGTTCGTATATTGACATATACTCCGCCTTCACTTCTCACTCCTTCATTGAAATCTAAATCCTATAAAGTCAAAGAAGAAGGTGTAGTTCCCTCTATTCTCCCAATTTGACTTTCATTGATATTGCACCTTCTTCAGGTTTTATATTTCTTACTAGATGAAAAGCTAGTGCTAGAAGAGTAGAAATGAGACTGAATACTACTGGAGTGTACTCAATGAGAGAATTTGATATTACTTACGATATTCCCGATACTCGTTTCTATTCCTACTACAAAATCACTAAGAACGGTATCGTGTACGATTGTAAGCTGAATAGAAACGTACTACCTAAAGCAGATAGCAATGGTAGACTATACGTTGCTTTAAGAGTGAATCGAGATACTAAGATGAAGAAGAAGGTTTACCTAGATGCTTTATTAGCATTTACCTTCTTGAATCCTGGTCGATACGGATTAGACTTTGTAGAAGTAGAATATCGAGATGGTAACCAAAACAACCTATCTCTAGCTAATCTACTCACTCGTTACATGTGCGATACCTATTACCTGGATTTACCAAACAGGGAGATAAAAGATGGATACATCGAATAAGGAATACTTTACCATACCCGATAAACGATTTAGCGATACCTACAAGATATCGAAAGAAGGAGAAGTCGTTATTGGAGGTAGGAACAAGTACAGAACCGTTAGAGGGGCTATTGATAGAAATGGCGATGTAGTGATGAGACTACGTCCCTTTTACAATAGTAACATCCGTGAAAGGAAGATGAGACTCTATTTAGCTGTATTACTGGTCTTTACCTTTAAGAATCCAGATGGTTTAGAGTTAGAACAGATTGGTGTTACCTTTAAGGATGGGAATAAGAGGAATATGGACTTGGATAACCTAGTCCTGTATAAGAACCCTTATTCTACTGTAGATAGCTATCTAGATGTTAAGAACTACCTACAAGAGCCAGCTAAGTGGAAACCTTCTATTGCTTTGTAAGACAACATAAACCTACTACTCTCTACTCCCACCTAGAGGAGTAGAGAGTAGTATAGTCTATTAGTTTACTAGAGAAGTAACCTTTTCATTAACACTATCCAATGCCACATTCAGCATCTTAGTGTTATACACAGCAGCAGACAGTGTTTCCACATTTTCAGCTACTGCAGCAATCGCATTAGCAATCTTCAGCATCAGTGGTTTAGAGTAACCTTCTTTAGCTGCCTCCATCAAGTCCTTCACGTAAGTCATGGTGGTTTCAATGTTAGCAATCAGCTTCTTACGATTCACCTGATTGAGGTTATCGTTACACTGACGGGCTACACCAATGCATTCCACCAATTCATTACCATTACGGAAGACATCACCAAAAGCACGTGAAGGTACAATGTCATTGGCTACTCTGTGTAATGACCACTCTTTAATCGCATTCTTTACTACCTTGTTCTCTTCTAGGTAATACTTATCATCGAAGAGAGTAGAGTCCAGTAGTCCTTTTTCAGTAGAGATTACTCTACCAATGTCACTACGCAGTTTCTCTACTTGGCTTTGTAAACCACTGAACAAAGTAGAGAGCTTTAGAGATACCTCAGTATAGGGTAGGTAATGACCTTTCATGCCTACCGGTACTTCTACCTGAGTATCCAGTAAGTAAGCGTAGTTCTTGCTCAGTTTACTCTTATCCAGTTTACGTACCAGATTCTCATCCAGCTTCAATACACCATAGTCGTTCTTTTCCAAGAAACCACTAATGGATAGACGTAATGTATTGTAGGTGTTTCTAAAGAGATTACTTAGTGTAGTAGCCAGACCTTCATTCGAGAGATCCATCTCTCTTAGGGCAGAAATATCACCTCTTAGTGCCTCTACAGACAGGGCTACTGAGACATGCCAATCGTTTTTATCCATCACTTCAATTCCTTCTAAATATACTCTGATTTTTAATCGAAAACGAGAAATCTAAATTCTATCGGTTCTTCCCAATATCTGAACAAAAAACCGATGCTTTTACATGCTCTTTACCCCATCTAATCATCATTAGACAGAACGGAGTTTTACATGTCTGAATTTTTTCAAATGCCAGCGAAACAGTCCCCATACCTACGGGTAAACTTAAACGTAGGGTGCTTGATGGACATCCCCACTGGCTCACCTGTAAAAGCCATTAATGGCCAATACCTCACCAATGGCGGGCATAATGGCTCCATTATCTTCGTGGGGCCAGGAAACTCATACAAATCCGCCCTAGCCGACTACGTCAATCAGGTAGCGGCCTTTCGAGCCCACCACCTAAGTCCTGGACAGAAATACGATACTGAAAACAACACCTATATTCCTGGTCTAGAAGCCAGACTAAGAAGAATCGTTAAACCCAATGAACCTGATTGGTTCGAAGGAGAAAATCCTCGCTGGTTAGTAACAGAAGCATCGCTCTACAAAGGAGACGAGTGGTTTAAGATGGCTAAGGATTGGATGCTTTCTAAGAAGAAACAAGGGGCTTCTTTTAAAGTAGACACTCCGCTAATTAATAAAAATGGTAAAGCCATCAAGATTCTCCTACCGACTTTCGTTAGCATTGACTCCATTTCCATGTTTATTGTAGAAGCCGTTCAAGAGCTTTACGATAAAACCGACTTAGGTGATGCCAAACAAAACATGGTGGCCATGAACTCTGGCCGCTTCAAGAAAAACATGATTGACCAGCTACCAGACCTGTTAGTCGGAACCAATACCTACTTTACCGGTACGGTGCACTATGGCCAAGCATTCCAGTTAGACCCTTACGCTCCACAACACAAACCATCCCAATACTCCGAAACCGGTAAGAAGCTAAAAGGCGTACCTGAAAACATCATGTTCTTGTCCACTTGCATGTGGCTGATCAAGAACGTAAACAAACTACATTTTAAAACCGATAAGAACGTACAGAAGTACCCATTGAGAGATGCAGGTGAGGATAACAATCCCGATGACTTGAATATCGTTACGATGCAACAGTGGCGGTGTAAAACCGGTCCTTCCGGTTACCATTTGGAAATCATCGTTTCCCAGAAGTATGGTATTTTAGAGAACCTGACTCATTTCCACTTCTTACGCCAACATGGCATGTACGGTTTAACCGGTGAGATTACCGGTACCGATAACTTTAAAGATGTGGCTTGTGTTCTCTTACCTGAAGTGAAGTTATCTCGTACGACCGTACGTAGTCTCTTAGACGAAAACCGTCGCTTATCTCGTGCTATTAGCATTTGTGCTGATATGTTGCAGATGTCCCAGTACTGGGCTGAACACCTAAGAGCCATTGACAAACGTCTATTGGAGCTGACTCCTGCTACACTGTACGAGAAAGTAAAACAAAACGGTTATTCTTGGGACATGATTCTGGATACCCGTTACTGGTACTCTCTCGATGATACGGCACATGAACAACTAGAGCTCTCTACTCTGGACATCATGCGGATGGCTTTAGGTACTTATCATCCCTTCTGGTTAGAGAGTGATAAGAAGACCATTAAGAAGAAGTATGCCAAACAAATGGTAAATGCTTCTGAAACGAATAGTCTTATTGAAGACAATACCTCTCGTGCAAAACGAGAGAGTGCTAAATAGTCAATTTTAAGGAACAAATGCAATATGGATACTTTGGATCAAGTAGAAGTAATCGACATTGATAAAGCCAATGAAGAGTACGAAAAGATTACCGGTAAGAAGGAATTAGAAGGTACTGGTATTAAAGACGAGTCTTTAGAGGCTTTTGTCACTGACCCTAATCTCATCCTGAGGGATGTGAAAGCGCTTTGTGAAAAGCATGAAATCGACTTTGTTGGTATGTTTAACGAAATGGGCTTTAATAAGAATACCTTTAAGGCTCTCTTGGTAAACAAACCCATTACCGAGCAGATTTACGTACTCAATCGTGAACTGAACCTCTTGATTTACAAACTCGGTGTCGCTTCGGGTATTTCTACCCTGAATGCCCGTACCCTCTTAGGTGATGTATTGCCTTCTAAAGAATGGTTAGAGTTACTGGATAAAACCATCTTCCCTTACATGAGCGAATATGGTAAAAACGGTAAACTCGATAAAGACTGGTTTGTGAAGAATGAGCAAGGTGATGAGATTGAGGAATTGGCTGAATCTCTACGAGACCTGGCTACTGTACAAGGTGAACTGGTGAAAGAAGCAGAAAAAGCCAATCAGGCAACTGAAGGTCTCTTCGATGAAGAAGAGAATCTTTCTCTCACTCAAGGTGAAGAAACCGTTAGTGGTGAATTTACTACCGAGGAAGTCAATCAAGCCATTGAGGAATCCCAGCAAGATGGTGAGATTACCGTAGAGGAAGAGACTTCTGTAGAAGAACCTAAACTAATTTAATCGATAGATAGACACACAGTAGTCTGAATGACTACTGTGTGTTTTATTTCTATTTACATTAGCTTAAGAAGGACAAAGACAAATGAGCCAAATTGAAGCTAGAAAAAAGGCCACTGATTACGCAGTGAAATTGGTGCAAGACATGCTTCCTAAATCGGATAACGGTGAACGTACCCGTAAACGTTTAGAGGCATTAAGCGATAAAGAATTCGAAGAATTGATGGTAAAATTCAAGAATGAAGAGGATTACCTACAAATCATCACTCCGGTAGGAGAAGATGATTACCGTTTGGATATCGATAATCTACAGAATGTAGCCGATAAATACAACATCAACTTCTACCACAGAATCTGGATGTATTCGGATGACGGTTCACGTGAACTCTCTAATAAGAAGTCCATGGTATTGCACCTACCGGTACGTATTCAGCAACAGATGATTTCTAAGAAAATCTCTATTCCTAAAGACAATAGCCACATTGATTCCTTTACCTTACAGGCTACCGGTAGTGAATCTAAAGGTGGTCGTATTTCCTATCCTGAGGTAAACAACTTACTCTCCATGGGTTTGATTAAAACCGCTGAGGAAATGATGCACTTTAGGGGTGGTTCTGAGAACGGTAACCGTCTATTGGAGCAATCTATTGTTAAGATGGGGCAAGCATCAGCTAATGCACTGAAACCTTATACAGGCCAAGTAGGGGCTAACAAGATGTTACACTCTTACTTAACTGCCATGATGCTGAAGTCTACCTTACTCTATTAGGAGAACTGAATGGAAACCAATTTAGCATTAGAAGACTTTGATTTCAGTGGTTTGAATAAAACCGATAAAGAGAAAGCCAATTACCTCAAGGCCAGTGAATACCTCACTAACCTAAAAGAAGAAGTAATGGAGTCTCCATTAAAACAAATGGAGTATCGTCTATACGAAGTCTTTGCTCAGGTACTCTCTAAGTGCAGTGATAAAGACTTAACCAAGGTATACAGCAACATTGATTCTCTTCGTTATCGGTATAATCTAATCGATTACCTCAATTACGATACTTTAAGTGAATTGAGTAAGAAACACTTAGGTCCTAGAGGTTTACCGGATTCTCTATTAGCTATCGTATTACACCAAGTATATTGCCTATACGTCGTGCATTACCCCAATGACATCAACAATCTCATGGGTAAATTGATAGACGAGCAAAGTAGTGCGGATACCAGTTATTACGAAAAGCTGGTAAGAGATAAAGACAATCGCTGGTTAAGAGTCCTTTTAGCCTTAATCTTTACCTTTAAGGAAAACTATCGCTATTGCATCAATAACTTCATTATCTACTACTCCGACTTAAAGGAGTAAGGGATGATAGCGAATGATAAAGAAAAAGCTAAGTCCCATGGTATCTTAGTGGATATTGATTGTTTATTCGATACTCGTTTAGCTGTATTAGAATCCATGGATGATATCCTCACGGAAGAGATACTTTTAAACGGATACTTCACTCGTGAGCGAGATGATTTCGATGGGATAGACTTACATGAGTTTAGGAAACGCTATAAGGAGAGAAACCTCAATACGCTCCAGCACTCTAAACCGACTACTCTTTTAGTGAATCTAAGAGATACCGTAGCGAGGTATATCTACAATTCCACTCGAGAAGGTAAGATTAACCGTACTGAGCTTATCTTAAACATCTATCCTTACCAGCTCAATAAGGAAGAGATTAACGACTTTGTACTCTGTTTAAAGTATTACACTGATAACATGGTACCAGTAAGGGTAATCAATTCCCCTTATACGGATATTACTCCTGGTTTTCTAGATGAGAATGTAGTGGGTTTCTTTACCTACTATTGGTACGACTGGTTATTGTTCCACTGGGTACCTTTATCTAAACACAGACTTGATTCGGTTGTGATGATGGTACCTAAGGTCTTTCCTCTCTCTAGAAAAGAAGCCGCTGACCAGATTAGGCAGATTGAGCAGGAGAGTAAAGACTTACTCTTACCCAGTGATGGAATCGATGAATTGTTAGAAGAAATGGGGAGTAAAGAGGTATTGATGGAAAAGCTGTTCAGTTTACTGATAGGTTTTACCTTTGTCGATACTCGAGAATTCTGTATTGTACTACCAGATGACTTTGTACTACCGACTCCTGAAAACAAATAAGACAAGACTACTCTCTACTCCCCTTGATGAGGAGTAGAGAGTAGTGTCTATCTAACGAATCGTTAGTAATGGGTTTACAGTGAGCATTATGTTAGTAATGCGAGCTAATGGGTCTATTTTCACTCTAGATTGAGTTTTTAGTACGAAAGTACAGAATGAGCGTAATTCGCTCTATTTTGCGATTATACGCGATTTAAATAAAAATGGTACAAAGGTATTACTCTATAGTCTAATCGCTTTCTAAGAGCTTCTATGGCTCAGCAATTGCTATTTACTACTAAATCTCTTAATGGGGTTCACCAGATTCACCAGCCGAGCAGGTGTGATGATGATGCATCAGTGATATACCACCGGCTTTGTGGTCTTCAGTAGAAGTAATGCTACCAATCTGGTTAATATCACCAGTAATCGTAAAGCCACTACCACCACTACCAGGACTACCCGTAATCCCACCGGTAATATTGTAGTTACCTAATTGAGAATGTACAGGGGTTTCTGTATTCCATCCAGCTGAGTAGTTACCGGTCTTATTAGTGGATTTTTCACTAATGGTAGAGTCAGCTACCGTACTCATGTTATCGCAACCAATGTTGATGTTACGCTTATTGATTTCGATAAAAGCACCATCTGTAGTCTGTAAACGGATAATGTGGTTCTTAGAATCAATTCTAATCATGTTGTCAATATCGTCTTTTAAGACAATAAAGCCTTCTTTGGCATTGACATTGATGTCGTAAGCCCACTGTTCCCCATCTGACTTAGTCGTATGGATAAGATTGACTTCTTTTCTTAGTGTAGAAACACCTTGAGTCCAAGTAGCATTAGGGTCTTTAGTGTGGTCTACACTTTCGTTCTTGGTATTAGAGTAACCATAGACACGTTCTTCTAACTTTTGGTAATTGTCAGTATTAGTCGTGGTAGACCAATAGAAGTAGTCAGTATTGGCTTGACGCCACAGCATCACCTTAGCACCACGTCTGACATTAGGTGGTGTCATGAGGTTAGGGTCCTGACAATACCACTTAGCTTTAATCGCATTAGAGGTGCTGATCTTTACCGTAGAAGTACGGCCAAAGGAATCCGTAATGGTTTGGCTAGTCTCCTCCATGGCATCAATCACTTCACCATCTCGCATGGGTAGAATAGATTGTGGATAAACCGTTAGGATATCGGTGCCTAATTCTAAGTTAACTGCAGCAATCCCTAATGAATAAGGAGTGAGATTATTCAGTTCGGCCACTATCGTGTCCTCCCTTCATTTCTTCGAGATTCAATGTAGTACTCATGGTTTACTCACTACTACCATTGAGCTGTTCGAGTACTTCAGCTTCACTAAGTTGCTCTGTACCGACGACTAACTCATCGTCGTTAATCTCACGAGAGGCATCAGGTAGTTCTATATCCATGTCTCTTCTAATCTCAGGATTAACACTGGGTGTGCTAAGTGGACGACCAATGACTTCGCTAACAATAGCAGCCACCAGGTCTTTAGAAGCATTATTGGATTCCTCATCTACCGCTAAGCGAGCCTGAGCAATCACGACTTTATCGTTATCCGCCATGGCTTTTAATGCGACATTAATCATGTCTTTATCCGCCAAGATATTGTCTTGGGCTAGAATACCTCGAGCAATCAATTGCCTTAACTTAGTATTCTCGTCCAGGATACCTTGTCTATCGTGTTTAGAAACACTACCACTCACGGAGAATGCTTCGATTCCCAGTGGTGGTCTACTGCTTTTAACAGTAGCATGATCTTCGATAAACTGTTCCATCTTTAATGTTCCTTCTTAGCCTATATTCTAGAAGATTATAGGGCTATATTATTGAAGTGATAAGAGACGTGATTTTGAAAAGAATAGAATCATTTCAAAAACTCACGTATTCTAATGTGTCTATTCAAAGAAATGTACGTAAATACGTGCTTTTCTAAAATTGGAGTATTATTCAAATGCCGAATCTACTAAACAAAATCAGCTCTTTTCTCTCTAGTAGTAAAGAGAAGATAAAAGAAACATTACGAGACCATGAAAAGGAAATACGAGAAAAGCACTTAGCCAATATCGCCTTATTTAAAGAAAGTGATAACAACATCACGACTGAAGAGATGGTCGATAGCTTACTGTGGTATTTCCAAATCCAGTTAGAGAGAATAGACTATCTGGGAGATGAAATCCCTAATACCTACTTCATGGAGTACGAAGAGCAGGTATATGGATTAAAATACAGAGAGAACACTTACCTCACGGTAGAAGAACAAACCAGACTGAATACCTATCTTAAGTCATTAGACCTAAGAGATGTTGCTCGGGTATTCATGGTGAGTGTTACTGACAATTATTATACTTTAAGGAAGTACCTTAGGTATAATGCGAGGGGTACCGATAAGGAGATTTTATCGAATTATCTGGTATCAGTTATCAACCTACTAAAGGAAGTAAAGCGCCTAGAGGCGTATGCCGTATTAACCCGTATAAGGTTTGCTATCCTAGTAGCCTTATCGGTTAATGAAGTGGTAGATGAATTGGTCATTTACCGTAACTAGTATATCCTCCACCTAATCAGTGGAGCCAATGTTGAATCTAAAACTAAAGGAATCTACGATGAGTATTAAAGAAAACTTACAATTGACTGGGTTTAGAAAGATCACTGAATCCAAGGATGGTGCTATGCAGGACATCCCTGCCACTTGGGGTGGGGTGTTAGCCGCACTCTTGCGGAAGATTGTTAAAGACCGTTACGACGGTAAGGGTAAAGTAGACTGCCCTCAATTCGAAGATGAGAAAATCACCTTCACCCAAATGGAGGAGATTATCGAATCTACTCTGCAGAAGTACAACAACAACACTCTTTCTCGTAATGACTTGAATGCCGAGCGTTCTCGTCTACTGAAAGAGTTTTCTCGTGACTTCATCAGCGTGAAAGTACTGGGTGAGTTTCTGCACATTCTGGACTTGGAATGGGTGGACATTTCTATCAGTATGCAACGTAAATCAGGTACAGTAAAGTCCTATACTTACCACATCGGTAACATGGGTGTCAGCGACAATGTCGTACCTGACTTAACTCCTGAGTACATCAAGAAGTCAGGAATCCATGATGAAGTGCACAAAGCCCCTGAATCCAACCTGGCTAACTACCACGAGAAACGCAACAATTCTCGTCGTCCACGCCGCCGTGATACAGAAGGAGCTGAGCAAGAGTAACATTAGGGGGCAACATGAATGATAATCTTCAGCGTTATCCGAAGATGAAGAAGGTGGATTTGAGTAATATCAACCCCAGTTTAGATGGGGTAGACCACACTCGAATTGACAAAGTAGCCAATACCCTACTCGGTAGAAACCTAACCATTGAATCACATCGCGTGTTTCATCACCCACAATACGGTTCGTTCGTATCAGTATACACTGCTATCCAGTGGTACAAACTGAAAGAGAAGAATGACAAGATTAGGGAGATGAATGGTAATGAGTTGAGGGATTACCTATCTCAATTGGCTAAAGGGAAAGAAGAGAGTATCTTCAATGAGAAATACGTATCCGATGCAATCATGGAAACCTTTCTCTATTACTCGATTCTATCCTCACCACCTCTATTAGAACTCTTCTTGAAGAACGATAAGCCGTTTGTGGCTTATTACATTGACGAGAAAGGTAAGTTCAAAATGCGGGATAAACAAATGACTCGTGTATTGAACAAACTGAAACCTAAGTTAGTGGAATCTTCTCAATTAGAGAAATAAGCTACTCCTCTCTACTCTCCATTACGGGGAGTAGAGAGGGTATACCTATTCTTTACTTCTTTTTTAGATGGTAATGTTAGCTTTAAACTCAGAAGGCGTAACCAATGACTTCACTGGTTTAGTCTTATTACCCATGAACTCAGAGAAGTCTTTTCTCAATTCAGTATCGTGATTAGTCGTCGTCTGTTTAAACACTGAAGTCAGCAATACCAATACTTCATTCTTATCGTCGGTATAATTGTAATGCAGAATACCAGAAGTATCAGTATCCTTCAAGTAAGCCTTACTAGCCAGATTGATTGTAGCAATCTTCTTGAAGTCTTGAGAAGCATCCATAAAGGGTTTTAGATTAAATCCTTTACGTGAAGGATTGTTTCTATCTACCCAGAGGAATTCACCTCCTCTAAATGCTTTAATCACCTTCATGATTAAGGTATAGTTCTCTTGTGGTGTTCTCTGTCGATTGAATACGGTATTGTTACTGTACTCTTTTAGCATCTTGTTAATCACATCGCCACTCACTTTCTCCATTCTCAATGGATCAGAATGAGCAATAGCAGCTAACATGGTTTCGTAATCACCGTTCTTAGCTAATTCTGGTAATAAGGTAGAAGCAATGTCCGTACCCATATTCCAGCTATTACCTTCAGCTGAATTGGTTTTAGGATTCCATTCCTGTACTAACTTCTTCCATTCTTCTTTTAGGGCAATACCGGCTTTAGAGTATTCGGAGATAATCCCTGTTACAGCAGCTTGTATTGCCTGGATGTCTTTAATTACCGGTAGCTCTACCCCTAAGATGCTTTTGGCTAATGCCTGAGCACCATCCAATACATTAAGGTTACCACTCTTAATCTGTTTATAAGTATCTGCTGCTTTCACGCCCATTTGGGCAGCAGCCTGTATCTTATCGACAATACTGGGGTCCATACCCATTTTCTGCATGGCCGACTTAGCACCTGGTGCTAGGTTACCTACTGCATCTAGGATATTACCACTCTTTACCTTCTCTCCAATCTCTCTTGCTTTGGAGATGTAGCCAGTAATCTTACTGAGCATACCCACACCACCTTTTAAGGAGGAGCTAATATCTCCCAGACTCATGGTGGTACTGAACTTATATAGCGAGTTAATGGTAGAGGAGAGTTCTGCTTCGTAAGCATCTTTAGTTTGTAGGTTCTTGTCCTCTACCGAGTTAAATACGGTTACTTTCTTATCTTTCTCACTATTGGCTCCTGCAATAGTAGAGGATTTACCTTTTCCTTTAGCTTTCCCTAAAGCACCTTTAGCAGGGATAGGGGAACGTTTGTTCTTAGCCATGTAAACATACTCCTGTTTATTTCAAATAGCTGGATATTCTAATTTCACAAATAAACCTACCAGCTAGTGAGTTAAACGTTTTCTCTGACTATACTATTCTACTAACTATTTCTATCATTTCGGAGGTAGACCATGGCAGCAGATAGAAACTCTGCTAAATTTAACGATAAGAACTGGGTAAGAGACCTGTTCTTAGTCGGGAAAGAAGACTTAGACGGTATTCCGATTGAAATGCGTACTTGGTCTTCAGCTGACTTTAAATTCCAAGATACTGGACTAGGGGGTTCTTTAGTGATTAACCCTCTACCTCAACCTAACTACTTCAGTGACCCTTTAAATCCCAATAGCTTCATGGCCGGTAAAGGGATGGATGGTTTAGGTCCTTACTTTAGTGAAACCTACGACGATAACTACCGTGTGGTATCATTTAGAGCAGGTACCATGGCATTTAACTCATTAACGGGTTTCTTGCTTGGTATGTACTCACCTGCCGGTGCTTCTCTAGCCAATAAAGGTAGGGGTGCTGATTACATGTTTATACGGGCAGCCTCTCAGGTATTAGCCGGTGCTGTTCGTTTAGTGGCTTTACCCTTCATTCTAGTAGGTTTGGTAGGTAAGGCAGTCAACTTCTTCATGAGAAAGCCCAGTGGTCGTTACGCTTACCTAAAACCAGCCATGCCACTGTACTGGACAGCAGTACAAACCATTGTTAACCACTTCATGGTAAACTTAGGTTTACTCTACCCTTCTGTACCACTCGATGTCAATGGTAAACCAATTAATGGTGAAGGTGTAGATTTACCAGAAAAGACCTCTGCGGCAGAGTACAATCACCTCACTTCTCTATTCCCTGATATTGCTGATGCGTTAGGGTTGCATCAAGGCGGTGTACAGCTAGACGTATTTAAAATAGCCACTAGGGCTCAGCGCTTGGCTCAGGCTAGGCAAGAAGCTTTAATGAAAAGTACCAATATCAGTAAAGCAGGGATGAACTCTCTACTGAATAGAATATACCAAGAGAGGTCTGGTGGTCGTTCTGGAATGAGTTTATCCGGCTATATCCAGAATTACCTGGCTGCTGCTCCTTATAAAATGCTGTCAGGTAAGGAAGAACAAGATAAAGGTGCTGCTGGAGCTAGTGGTGGCGGTGCAGCTAAAGCTGACTCAGCTGACTCACCTACCGAAGAAGAAATTAGTAATCCGTCTTTTAAAACACTACTGGAGTCTGAATTAAGAGACGGTGGTGCATTTATCTCCTTTAGGGTAGATGATACGGGTTCAGTATCCGAATCCTTCTCTAATAACTTTAAACCTTCTTCTCTAGCTGAAAAGATTAACTCAGCTGCCGCTTCCTCTCGTTCTACTATGTTTAACATAGCGGGTGGTAATATAGGCGAGGGTGTCGTTGCCAATGTAGTAGAATCCGTGGTAGGTGGAGTAAAGAATTTATTCGAGAATGCGGTTTCGGCCATTGGTTTAGAGGGTCTTCTGATTATGGGTGGTGGTGGTACACTGGATATGCCGAAATACTGGGAATCCAGTGAGGCACAACAACCTAAACCAGGATACTCCTTCACCTTAACTTCCCGTTATGCCAATAGAAGAAGTGCATTGAATGATATCTTCATTCCCCTTGCCTGTATCATGGCATTGGCCCTACCACTGTCTACTGGTAAACACTCCCACTCTAACCCATTCTACTTAGAGTTTTACGATAAAGGCAGAATGCAGACTCGGTTGGGGGCGATTGATTCACTCTCCATCAGCCGTGGTGATGGTACCATGGGGTTTACCCCTGATGGTCACGTGATGTCTATTACGGTAAACTTCAGTATCGTACCCATGGAAGAGATCATTGCCATGCCTATATCAGAAACCTTCAATGTAGAGAATAGCATGTTTAGGATACTTGGTGGTTCGTTAGTAGGTGGTCTAGCCGGTGCTGGTGGCAGTGCTTTGATGGATATTGCTTTAGGTCTAGCTAATGACCTATTCGATGACGATACACCGTTTATGGATTACCTAGCGGTACTGTCTGGTTTAGGTTTAAATGAGCAGATTTACTTGTCTGATAAACTGAAACGTAGACTGCGTACCAGTGTGGCTAATATCCAAAGTAGCTTTAGTGTGGCTAGAATGGCTTCATTTACTGCGGATACCATGCCAGGACAAATCTTTGCAGCCTTCGCTAATAAAAGGACTGAACGTTAGTGCAGTCCGAATTACAGTGAGTATAGCTTGTCTATACGAGCTAACAAACGTACCGAGAGGTAATAGAATAGAATACTACTCTCCTTACCCTCACGGGGTAAGGAGAGTAGCTCTTATTGCTTTGCAATATTCGCTTTACTAGCGTAGAGATTATTCTTTATTTATTTTTAAAATAAATATCAGCTACCTGTTTACTGCCTTCAATTAGAATGGTATTAGACATACCTACTAAGAAGGGGGAGTTAACAATACGGTTGTAGATAGACTTGGTACTGAATATCATGTCTACTGGTTCACCTGGAGTATTGTTTTCTCGATTGATTCTAGGTACCTTATCTTCACTGAATACTTTAGCAATAGTGTTTTTGAGCTGTGTGGCAATGACGGTCTTATCCCCAATGGAAATATTGTGCTCAGTCGTAATGGTAAACCTAATCACTGCTGTATCAATCAGTAATGGTTTACCTTCTACTCTAAAGTCATCAGTCACTTCACCTGTCATTCCTTTATTACCTAAAGCCTTCTCCTTGTTATAGAGAATGTTATCGGTAATATTGGTAATCTTTCTCAGTGTTTCCGACATGTCCTCTTTGTCTCCGTTATAGAAGACTTCGATTCTATCGATTACACCTCGATACGCTGATTTGGGTGAAGAGTTAGATAAGTTCTTCAATAAGTCAATAGACTCCTCATCGAACATTCCTGTATCTGCAGTAATAGAATCCTCGATAATACACAAAGCATCACCGATGTTTACTTCAGTACCAGGCTTCAGTATCTTGTGGACGTTTTGGTTAAATGACACCACTACGTCTTTAAATGCTGAAGAAACCACTTTGGTTTGGTTAGAGAAGGATTGACTAATGGCAGTCGAATCTTCGAAGGTATCTGCATTCTCCATCAGTGCTACTTTAGCTAGAGCACCATAACGCAGTGCTAAGCTATTTGGATTCATGGGGTCTTTAGTGAAATACCCAGAATGGTAAGCAATGATGTCACCTGCTTTTACCTTACTACCTTCTTTTAGATTGGTTACCATGTCATGTGGGGTAGCAAATCCACCTGAGGTACCAAATCTTCTACCTAGCTCTATTTGTTTAGTCGTACCGTCTTTGTATTTTACGGTAATAGCGAACTTGTTGATCTCGGTTACAATACCATCTTGTTCTGCAGTAGCGCAATAGCGGTCTGAACTTCTTTCTACAAGTTTACTATCGTAACCAGTACGAGTCGGTAATACTTTGTAATTCTCTGCTGAGAAGGTTTGTGCCCACTGGACTGCGGCTAGAAGGCTTCTCTTGGCGTCATCGGTATCACTAGCAGGAGAAATCAACATTGCAGTAGACAAGACATTGTCAGGTTTAATGTCTTTATTCAATTCGTCAGTCGTACTGTTCTCAGTCATGCCGTAAAGATTCTTAAACTTAGGATTACCACTAAGATAAGTCGTTACACCGGCATCTGAAGAGTCTTTAGAGGCTTCTGATATCACCCCTATACTCGTTGGGTGGTGAGCACGTGTACGTTTCACCATGGCTTTCTTACTACGACCACCATTACCCACAAAAGTCACTTCTTCCGTAGACCTCAAGTCCTGAATCGGATTCAAGTCCTCTTTCATTCGTTTAGAAGTATCTTTTAGAATCGATAACCATACTGCTTCAGGATTCAATTCGATGGGGTAATTGGCTTTAATACCATGTCTATTGTGCTCACGCATGGCTCTAACCAGTTGAGTATAAATCTCACCTGTCATTCTCTCGTAACCCACAATACGCTGTTCGGTAATATCCGTCTCGTCTTTGTGGTAACGATTCTTCAGCATTTCTACTGCTCTAAACAACAAACCACCAAAATCAGTGGGTTCACCCATTTCAATCAAGATACGTTCACTAATCGGATCAACAAACATGTTGTAATACAAGTCAATCTCTTTTAAGTAACGTCCTGGAATCTTAATGGATTCTAAGAGATTAAAATAGGTATCTTTGTTGTTTAAGGAATAGATAGAGACATTGTTAGTCTCCTCTATCTTCAGTAGGCTACCTAAGATTAAAGAAGTTTCTTTATCCTCACGAGAGAGGATTAAGTAGAAATCATTAAACGCAATAGCGTATTCATGGCTCTCTAATTTAGGTCTGGTATTGATAGGCTGAGTGCGGTAGTGTTTAGGCTTCAGGTGAGTTAGGAGTTTAGTTAAACCAAACTTATAGCCTAATACAATAGCAATCGGTACCGCTTTACCCATGATGTCTACGGTAATAGACTCTACTGGCGCTTTTACGATATTAAGACCACAAATGTCTTCAATTGTACCTAAGGGCATTAGACTACCTGAATCTAAGTAATAGAACTTATCATCTTGGTCTACACCTAAGGGGTAGTTCTTCTTATAGACACCACAGAAGAACAAGTGTTTACCTTCTACCTTACGTACAGCTTCCTCACCAAAACGCTCTTTAGCCTTATGGTAATCTAGGTAGACAAAGCATTCTTTAGTGGTAATAGCCCTAAAGTGCATGGAGAGTAAACTGAAGACATTCGGTGCTTTTAGTAGATTATCGAACACATTACCAGAACGAGTCTCTAGTAATGTTTTGTTTTCACTGAGATTGGCTTTACGAATCTCCTGGATTAACCACTTCTCGTAGTTAGCAATTCGATAAGAATCCCTACGTACGAAGGTTTTACCGAAGTAGGAAGTCAGTGAAACGGTATCCGGATCAATCTTCCTGATGGGGAGATCGCGTCTTTGGCCGCTTAGACTGTACGTTGAGCCAGAGACAATGAATGTACCGTCCTCGTTAATCTTAGGTAGTTTCACCCTAACGGTAGAAGCTTCACCGACAATCGGCTTAATCTTCATGGAGTAAGCTTCGTAGCTACCTGAGATGTCTTCTACGGTAGACTTAGAGATATTAGAAACAATGACGCCATTACTCTGTACCGAGGTTAGCATCGCTACAGCATCACGAGGCATGATTTCTTTCACGTACTTACCGGTCATGACGTTAATCGTAGAGGCTTTCTGTTTATCCTCCTCCGTAATAGTAATGTCTTCTGGTTTAATATCAATAAGCTCAGCTACAGTTTTCGTATCGTCTTTAGAGAGCTTGAGTTCTTTGTATTTGTTTAAAGACTTCTTGAGACTCTCGTACTTAGATACGGTCATGTTCTCGTCTTTAGCCACTTCATTGAGTACAGCACGACACTTCTCACTAGGAGACTTCACTTCCTTAGGTCTCTCTACTAAGTTGTACTGCTCTTCAATGGGAATGTCTTTAATACCCAATACGTCTACGGTATCGAACTTAGTATCGGTAATGTCTTCAAATTCCGGTTCTTGTTCAATAAGCCCGTTTGCCTTTTCAGCCAGTACTTTACTAACCTGATTAGCTCGATTGGCTGCTACGAGTTTAGTCTCTTCAATGACTTCATCGTCTTCGTCAATCACTGAACCCACGATATCCGCATCGAAATCAATGTCAATATCGTCTATCTTCAGTAACTCTTCTACCTCTTCATCACTCGGGATATCCGCTTCCAAAGTGTCTTCAGGTTCTGAAATACTACCTTCAGTCTCTGGATTATCTGCGGTAGCCTCTTCAGAAAGCGTATCGTCTTCTGGGTATCCATCCCTCGTCTCCTCTTTAATGTCTTCTGCTGATTCACCATCTTCAATCACGACATCAGCTGTTTCACCAGCTAGCTTCATTTGCTCTTCTTCAGTCAATTCGACTAAAGAGGAATCACGATTAGCCATTTGTAGGTTAATCAAGAGACGAATAAAGAGTTTACCCATGAGCAAGGGATTGACATTACCTTTAGGGTTCTCTTCCGATTGTCTCCAGTTATTCAGTGTACCTAGATTGAATAAGGTAAAGACATTGTTGTAGATGATAACAATGTTGATTTTATCTAAGAGTTTCTGCGGAATGTTCTTAAAGATAGAAGCTTCTCTTCTTAAACCAATCCACTTCCACAATTCGAAGATAACAATCTTATCGACTGTATTGAAGGTTTTGTAGTGTTCTAAGGTAAAAGCAGAGGAGGAAGCCCTCTTCATTACTGAAATCGGTGTAATGTTCTTAGGTACGTTTAAGAACAGAAACTGATTGTGGTAATCTCCTTTGCTATTGTAGACATCTACCATCCCTTTAATTACGGTGTTTAGGATGTTCATGCTACGATAGTATTCGATACGATTGGTATTACCTAAGTACTTATACCGTTTATCGACTAAGGAGTAGTTCATGACCAGAGGGATAATAGGCTGTGGTGTATAACCTTTATCTAAGTCCATTACCATTCTAAACTTACGATTAGTACGAATATACTTACGTACTTCAGTGAGTTGGTTATAGCTTCTTCTAGCCATTGTCCCTAAGTGAGAAGCAATATCCATGTAAGAGTACATGGGGATTCTGGCTTTTACTGGTTTAAATAAGGGATTAGACGCATTAGGACCGACATCACTACTCACGGAAGGGATATAGTGATAACAGGTTTGTTTAGGTAGAACCAACTGGTCTAATTTAAATATTCTAGGTGTGGTGAGTTTGGATGGAAAGCGATTACCAAACTTTAAGTTAAATGCATTATAAGTAATCATTTACACCTCGTTTGTGGTAAAACAGAAAAATAAAAATATACTCCTACTACCCACTAAAAGGCAGTAGGAGTAGTGGTCAAATCATTCGGGATATTAAACCTATATTTAGGTGTTCTAGCTAGGCTCTTCTTCAAAGACGCACAAATTATAGCAAACGAAAGAAATGGTGTCGTATTCTACAGGATAACGTAGATTACCATCAGGACCCACATAAGCCCTTTTCTCTCGATTGTATTTCTCTACCTCAGCTAGGGATTCCTCTGTAAAAAGAACAATATTACTCGTTGTATCACCATCAAAATCCGCACCAAGTCCGCCCAGAGAGGCGACCGGAGGACTACTACTATTTACAGTAGTCACTCCGTATAGAGGAAACTGGTAGAATGGTTCTACTAGTTCATCCTTCTGCCAATTATCATCTAACTGGTGTCTTATTTCACTGCGTTCTGTAGTCTTCAATTTACAAGTAGCTATTACGTTAGACTCAATACCGGTAATCGGGTAACGAGTCGTAATGCAAGGCTTCTTATCAATCAAGTGGCAGGTACAGATGTAGAGCAATTCCGTAAAGGTAATTGGATACACATCTTCCCTATCTCTATCTGCAGGTAATTCCTCAATCGAATTGATGATTTTAAAACCACCATCCTTGCCTTTATAGATTAAGGCTAAGTACTTACCATCTACTTCCATGTAGCGGTGACGTACTTCCTCTGGACGGTATTTCTGGATTAATTTCTTAATCCCTTCATCCGATTGGAATAAATCAAACCACTCTTGGTTTAGATAGACCTCTTCTCTTTTTAAGGTTTTCTTATTAGCCAGTACCACTGGTTCTAATGGGTTTAAGAACTTCTCTTTCAAGAAGGATTCTTTAATACCTCGAATAGAGAAAGGTAAACAAGAAACCAATTGCTGGAATAGACCTACCACTGTGTCTTTATACCCTACATTAGTCGGGGCTTCAGTGAAACGACCAGAGGGAGTAGGGGCAGTAATCACGTTACGAGTCGCATTGAATACCGTACGTGAAGCCCACTTGTTCTGGACGAGCTTCTTCTTCCCATGTCCAGTAATTTCCCCTAAGTACAAGTATAACTTCAATAGGGTTTTCTGGATAGCATAACGCGTAGAATCGATTAGAGAAAGATTACGCTTATGGCTATTACTGGAAAGTGAAGCCGTGTAATTGAGTATCTCACGATAGATTTGGTTCACTTCATCGTGAGTAATCTGCCCGTCTTTGAACTCCACATCTCGATAAGCAGCCTGCAATACGACTATCTTATCGATTTTGTAAGTATCTCTATTCTTTTCTAATAGCTTAATCAATTCCCGTCTTTTCGGTGAGCCGGTGTCTGGCATCTTCATTTCGTCTACATGAGACATGAAGAATTCAAAACCAGTTTGTCCATCAATTGCATTGCTTCTGTCGAAGAACTTAGTTTCAGGGTTGAAGATGGCAAAGGTTTCACCTGACATGATTTCCTCTAAGAGTTTAGAGGCCGCTATTAGCTCTTTATAAACCACTGGATGTAAAACCGTGACATTGAGGTTAATCCAGCCTTGTTTATTCAATCGCTCCGGTGTACCAATAGCACCAAAGAGCTCATTACTCCACAAGCCTTCGGGATGTAGGTTATAATTAGACCCATCGAACATCTGGGTGGAGGTGACTTCACCGAGTTGTTTGTAGAGTGCTTCTTGATTAAGATTCAGTAATGATAAGTTAAAAGCTTTCCTCTTCAATACAGGAGGAAACTTTGTTGATTCAGCCATTCATTATCCTTTACAATGAGTCTCGATAGAGACGAGTTCTACGTAGTATAGCGAGTCTCTACGAGATGAGTTATCCTTTCACTCGTACTAACGAGTATCCAGACCAAAAGTATGAAAAAGTGTCCCTATTATCTACTATAAGATAATAGAAGACGATGATTAATTGCAGTTTTACTAACAGAGGTTACCTGAAATGTTTGGTAAAAGAAGTAGATTCGAAAAAGCAGTCGCTCAGGAAGCCCAGGCCGATTTCGATTTTGAAATCGACTTAGGCGACTTTGGTGACGGTTTATCGGACGAAAACTCTGGTAATGGCAAACAAAGAAAACCTATTCTTAAAGCCACTCGTGACTTTGGTCGTGGGGTAAAAAGCAGTGCTTTCAGTAAGTCTGCTGTCGAGCAGTTTCTTAAGAAAGCTTTACCCAAGGAATACGGCAATCTAGCTGATAACATCGTAGCCGGTAAAAACGATTTAGTATCCGGTATAAGCGATGCCTCCTCTGGCTTAAATAAAGTCACCAGAGAAGCAAGAGAATTGGCTAGAAGAGCCGGTGTCACGGCAGAAGAAAGAGGTTTGTCTAAACTCTCCGAACTACTGAAAAAAGTAGCGGGAGAGGCCGAGGCCGGTAATCAGAGTATTAACCGAGAAGATGCTCGTGAAAACGAGATTACAGCTACCCTAGGTAGTCTCTTTTCAGCACAAGAAAGAATCAATCAGAAACGTGAATCGATTAAGGCTAAAAAGGAAGAAGTCAAGGAAGCCATCGAGTCGGTTCGGTTCGATTCCCAGATTAAAGCTTTAGGTAGTATCGACAAGACATTAAGACAATCCTTAATGTTCAGTAATCGTACTACTTTCAATTACTATCGTAAATCCATCGAATTACAATTAAGACAATACCATGTCTTAACCGATATTTACGCCAATCAAGAGAAATCCAATAAGGAATTGCTCACTGCAATTAACGATATTAAACTCAATACGGGTTTACCTGACTTCGTTAAGATGCGTTCAGCTGAAGCTTTAAAACAAATGGCTAGACAGAAAGCCATGAATAAAGGCTTCGAATCCTTATTCGGTCAATCCAGCTTTCTCTCTAATTTAGCTAAAATCACCAGTAATACCGTAAAACAAAGAGTCGGTAGTGCAGAAGAGTTCTTAGGTGAGCTCATCAGTACAGGTGAAATGGGTCTCAATAACCTAGGGGGTGATTCTGGTTTTGGTCCTTCTGCAGCAGAATCTGCAGGGAGTTTAGGTGCCACTACCTTAATGGGTTTCCTAGGTGGTTTACTCAGTAGTAGAATGGGTAAAACCAAATTGGGTAGAAAAGTAGGTAGAGGGGCTTCTAGAGTCGCTCGCTTTAACGATAACATGGGTAGTATCCTAGAGCAAGGCTTTAGGTCTGGTCGTTATCGTAACAATACCCAAGCTGGATTACAGAGAATGCTCTCTAAACTCACTGGCAGAGATGTTGATGAGTTTGCCGGTATCGGTGATGGTGCATTCGATAGGGTATTCGACTTTATCACTCCATTTATCACTGCAGCCAATAACGATAAAAACAAAATCCGCATTACTGATGTCGGTGGTTATCGTAACTTTGCTTCTCCTCAAGGTTTATCCACCCTAGCACAGAGAGCACAGGCTGTGGTGGTACCTGGCTACTTAGCCCGTATCTTACAACAGATCACCTGGCTACGTACCGGTAAAGAAACCAAACTACTGGAATACAACTACAATTCCGGTAAGTTCATGCCATCGGATAAGAACAAAAGAGAAATCATCAACCAGGTGATTGGTAGTTCTATTAACTCTTTAAAGAATACCTCTACTTCCATTATGGAAGATATTGGTCTTTCTTCTAGAAACTCACTAGGGGAAAGGTCATTTGCAGGGGGTATTACCGATAAAGACGTCACTACCTTTACCCGTATTCTCTTAAATGCCTCATTCAGTGGCGAATACATTACGCCTGCTTGGTTAACCAATCCGAGTAACTTTGCTCCTCTAGGTGAGAAAGCCACCCTCTTTACGAATGCCTTTAAAGGTAAACCAGCTAAAGAACTAAATAAAATCATTAACCAAATCACTGGCATGAAAGCCAATGTGGTAATCGATAAGGATACCGTAGAAGGGGCGATGGCTGCTGGTCAAGGACAACACCTATTAGGTAGTATCTTGTCTCAGGATAAAGACGGTTACTCGGTTAGCCACACTGGTATTGCCGATAGATTAGGTCGATTTAGCTCTGGTGGGTTTACTGGTCACTCTGCTCGTCCTGGTGATAGAAATGAAGTCGCCGGTACGGTGCACAAGAACGAAGTGGTGTTCAGTCAGGAAGACGTGAAACGCTGGGGTGGATATCGAGTAGTAGAAGCGCTAAGACGTTCTTCTTTAAGTGGCATTGACAAAATTAAAGAGGCCTACGGTAAGGGTAAAAAGAAACTAACAGAAAACGAAAAGCTAATAGAACAGATGCAGTTGTTAAACGACTCTCTGTCTACTCGCTTAGACACTTTAGGTTCTCTGGCTTATCGTCAGGTAGCTGAGATGTCTGCTTTAGCTGAGAAGAATCCTCATGCTAAACGATTCTTAGTGCGTTCTAGACGATACTTCTCTACCTTAGCCCGTAAGACTAGAGGTTACAATACCGAGAAGTTCAAGGATGACTTAGAGAAACTGAAAGTCCTCTCCATTGAGAATGCTAAGAACTTACAGCAAGAAGCCATGAATCCTGAAAACTACCGTAAGGTAGCAGGAGACATTAAAGGCTTCTACGAAGCAAACAAAGGTTTGTCTTTCGAAGAGATTAAAGACAAATACCAAGGCAAATTCCAAGGTAAGATAGACACTGCTAAGAAGAATTACAATTACCTGAAAGGTTTAATCAACAAAGGTAAGAATAAACTCTTTACCCGTGTCAGTGACTTATACCACGAATCCTCTTTATCCGAACCCATCTTGAAAGCTAAGGATGTGGTAGCCGGTAAGTTTAGAGACGAGTCTGGTAAAGTCATTACTGCCTTGAATGAGGTAACAGGTAACATCTACGATGCCGCTGGTAACCTGGTGGTCTCTTACGAAGAGTTTAAAGAATCCTTCACTAAGGGTGTAGATGGTACTTGGAAGAAAGTAAAAGAGATGTCATGGTTTAACAATAAACACGTAGAGCGAGCCAAATGGTTAGCTCTAGGTTTAGGTACCATGACCTTTGGTGCAGTCGTACCGATGGCTTACATTGCTAAGCGTCTCTATTCTACCGTAGGTAAAGACATTTCCAATAAGTACAAAGGCCGTTTACGTGACGTTTACGTACGTGGAGATAACAAACCTGCCCTCATTGCCCGTAAACTAAGATTAGGTCACTATGCTTGGGTAGATGAATCTAGCGGTAAACCTGAAGCTAAAGTCATTAAGTCTTTAAATGACATTAAGGGTCCGGTTATCGACATGATTACCCAGGAATACGTGATTACTAAAGACGATTTACAGCGTGGTCTAGTAGATTCTAAAGGCAGACCCATCGACATGGGTTTAGGTCGTCGTTTACTCAATATTCCTTTAACTTACGCTAAGTGGGCTACCCGAACTATTGGTGGGGTACTCGGTAAAATGGGTAAAGGTATCGGAGCGATTACTAAAGTTGGTTTCGGTATGGCTACCGGTTTACTGGGTGGTTTGATTAAAGGTGCTGCTGGAGCAATGGGTATCGGTGGACGTGTCCGTACGGTATTCGATAGAATCCAGAGCAAAATACGGGGTCCTGAAGACATGCAATACGCTAATCTAGCGATTGGTGATGAAGGTAACCGTATCTTAATGCAAATCAATGCTCAGTTAGCCAATGGTGCTTTCGGTAACAATAAGAAAGTACTGGGTGATACGGATGGTGACGGGGATAGAGAAAACTCTATTGCTGACATTAAACAGAAAGCTGCTCAGGCTGCTAAAGATAAACTCGGTGAAGCTCGTGAAAATGCCCGCTTCTCTAAACTGGCTAACATGATTGGTAAAACAGTCAATGGTATCGGTTTAGGTAAAGACGGTAGAGAAACCAAAGGAGGGGGTGGACTCATGTCCATGATCTCCGGTATAGCAGGACAGTTTATCGGTGGTTTGATTGGTAAACTGGGTAGGGGCTTATTAGGTCTACTGGGTAAAATACCTGGTGTAGGTAAGCTCTTAGGCGGTTTAGGCATGGGTGGTGCAGCTGCAGGCGCTGCTAAAGGCGCAGGATTGCTCTCTCGTGGCTTAGGATTCGCTGGTAAAGGGTTAGGCCTAGCCGGTGCTGCTTATGGCGCTTATAGCGCTTACCAGAACTTAAAAGAAGGTAATTACGGTGCTGCTGCTCTAGATGGTGGTTTAGCCTTAGCAGGCGTAGCCATGACTCCTGGCTTAGGTAGTGCCCTAATGACCGGTGCTTCTTTCCTAGCCACTAACCCAATCGGCTGGGCTATTCTGGGTACCGCAGCAGTAGGTTACGGTGCGTATAAAGCTTGGAATTACTTTAAGAATAACAAGATTAACGAACCGGTGATTGCCCGTATGCTCCAATACGGCTTTAAAGAGAATGAAGAAGACTACATGAAAAAGGTCATGGAGTTTGAAAGATTACTCGGTGAAGCCACGACACCCAGTGGTGAGATTGATAGAAGTGCTTTAGGTAAGAACTTAAAGGACATTCTAAAGATATTCGAGATTAAAGAAGACGATCAGGCTCAAATCCAGAAATGGGGTAATTGGTATAACCAACGCTTCTCCCCTGTCTACAAGAAAGCCATGGCTGCGGTACGTAGCATTAAACCCAACGGTACCTTAGTAGACGCGACTTCTTTTAAAGATAAAGACTTAGATGCTTACTACACGGCTATTACACCTTCTCCTGGTAGCTACACCATTCAAGACTCTCCTTTTGCTGGACACATTTGTCAAGCGACTGGAGATGATGCTTTAAGATACATTGCTTCTAAGAAAGGTAAGAATCCTGAGAAATCCAATACCGCTTCTAATCTCTCTAGCGGGATTAAGAAAGTATTAGGTTTTACTCCCTTAGGCATGATGTATCGTGCAGGTGAATGGGCTACTAAGAAGATAGCTGGTGCTATACCTGACTGGATGAAAACTGGTTTGAAAATAGCAGTGAATCCTTTAGGTATGGCAGTAAAAGGCTTAATGAGCATGTTAGGGTTTAACTCTAAAGAGGAAATCTCTGCTTCTACCGGTAGTACCAGTGGTAGTAGTGGTGATGACAAAAACTACGATGCTACTCGTTCTATCATCTACAAGATGTTCGGTTTGATGAACATGAACGAGTTTAACAAGGTAGCGGCTGTCAATTCCCTAATGAATGCCTTAAGTAGTAAGATTAAATGGCAAGGTACTAGAGCTTCCTTTAATGAAGATATCGCTGAATTTGCAGTAGAAAATGCCGGTTTATTCAAGATTGATAAGGAAGACAACGGTAGAGTGAAAGTCTTTACCGAATACCTGAAATACCGCTTTGTACCGATTTACCTAAATCTGGTTTCTAGTACTAGAACACACATTGGTGGCAATACCTTAGATGGGCTCTATCGAGCACAAACCTCTAAGAAACTGATTGTGTTAAACGAAGTACTAACGGCTAAGATAAAGGTAAGAAGAAGTGAAGGTAGTATTTGGGATTATAATGTCTCTCCTTGGGATGACAAACTCAATACCAATGCCAAGTCAATAGACGAAGACTTGAAGAAACTAGAAAATGAAGTGAAGAGTAAAGATACCAATGCCAGTAAGACTGAAGCTTTAGCGAAGACTGAAAAGACTAAGCTAAGCAATATCGGTGTCGGTGCTTCTACTTTCGATACCATCAAGAACACCATTGGTGGTTTTGTGGATTCTGCTAGAAATACGATAGCTAGCTTTATTCCACAGGGAGTAAAGGATGCTTACAATGCTACCACCAATGCTGTTGGTGGTGTAGTAGATTCCGTAACTGGTGCAGTAGGTGATGCCTACGATGCCGCTAAAGACTGGGTAACTACTAAGCTATCCGGTAACAACCGTGATAAGTTTAGAACCATCATGGAAGCAGCAGTAAAAGCAGGTGAACCTCATCCCGCTGTATTGGCTGCTCAATGGGCTCTTGAATCGGGTTGGGGCAAACATCAGTCTGGTAAGAATAACTACTTCGGTATTAAAGCCCGCCCAGGTGAACCTGGTACCATGCGTAGAACTAGAGAGGTACTTAGAGGCAGAAACGTCATGATTAATGACCGTTTCGCCGACTATGCTTCTTTAGAAGATGGTATTGCTGCCCGTGTAGCGTTTATTAGAGAAAATAAACGTTATACTCGTGGTGGTTATTATAGTGCTTCTACACCTGAACAAGCTGCTGTAGCGTTACAGAGGAGTGGTTATGCTACTGACCCGAACTACGCTCGTGCTCTTATTGGTCTCATGAGAGGTGCCGGTATCGATACCACTAAACCCAGTAGTGAAACAGCTCCAGCGGTTAGTGGTGGTAAGTTTAGTAAAGGTGGTAGTCCAAATGGTAATGCCGGTAGTACTCCTACTCGTACTGCTGTACTCTATAGTGCTGGCACACCTACTAGAACAGCTACTTTGCAGTCTTATAATCCCTCTGGTAGTGGTAGCTTACAACGTACTTTACAAAAAGTAGACGGTACGGCTATGCCTTCTGGGTTAGACAGCATGGGTGTGAAGTCTGACAATACACCTGGCGTGATTAGGCGTACTTTACAGAGCAGTATGGTAAACGTGTCTAAGAAAGCTCAAGCAGCGGCTGCTAAAGCTTCAGCTCGTGCTCTCGGTAAGTCTGCCGGTAAGTGTGCTCGTTATGTACGTGAAGCATTACAGTCTGCTGGCTATAAGTTTACTCCTCAGCCTTCCGCTTACATGTACCACACCAAAGGTATTCTAGCCGGTATGGGCTTTACCCAAATGAGTCCGGATACACCAGAAGCTCCTGGTGACGTAATCGTGTGGGGTCCTATCCCAGGGCATCCTCATGGCCACATCCAGATTTACGATGGTAAGACCTGGGTATCTGATTTTAGACACAGACGTGACTTGAGCCCCTACGGGCAAAGCCCACACAAACAGTGCTGGTACTATCGTGATACAGGAGGCGAAACCTCTACGGTGGCTACTGGTAGTGGTGGTGGCTATGCTGCTTCTGTGGCTAATGTCTCTAGTGGCATGAGTCCTGCTGCTGTACCTCAAGCAGCTAAACCCTCTACTGAAGACAAAACACCACTGACTCAATCTAGACCTGACTTATTCCAGACTACCTCTGTAGCTAATGCCATGGGTGCTTTCCCTGAAGGTACCGTAAACAGAGTTACAGGTACAGGTGTAGGTACTGGGGTAGGTGAAATGAGTGGTATTGATGCTCACGTAGAGTCTTTACAGTCTTCTTTAAGAAATCTCTTAGGTATTGGTCGAGCTGATGCTTCTACTGTGGTCTCCCTACTGCACTCTACTAAGCAGAATAGAGAAGCCATGAAAAAAATGAGTGATGCCAATCGAGAGTCTCTAATGAGAAGTGCTATGGCAAATCGTAATGACAACCCCTCTCTATTGGGTAGATTATTAGGATTTAGCAATAGTAATACTCAGGACTTAAGGACTGGATTAGCTCAATCTGGTAGCAGTACCAGTAGAAGAGAAGCTGAGATTAGAGATGTGTCTAATGAGCTCTTAAAAGAAACTAAAGAGCAGACTAAGACACTGAAAGAAATCTTAGCTGAGATTAGAGGTAAAGGTAGCTCGGCATTAAGTCCTAGTGATAAGGTTTCCTATAGAAACCAACTCAATAGCAACAGTACCAATGCTTCTCCTGTCACTCTAGCTAAAGGTAACATCTAAGCTAGTAACTAAGACACTATATAAAGCTGAATGAATACTACTCTACTACCCCATTGACAGGGTAGTAGAGTAGCTTATTCTATCTGTGTTTTTGTTCAATATTTTAGATATGAAACACGAAATAACAGTTAATATTTTGAGTAGGTATCTACAGACAATAACAGTTAGTCCATTTTTAGACATTCAATCTTTCTGTAATCCTTACTGGATAAGGGTTTTAGAGATATAGAAAGTTCTAAAAACCGATGGTTATTAGTATTATTGTTAGGAAAGATGATTTTAAACGTCAGTTTTCCAAATTATAGAAGATGGATTTGAACATCAAAAAAAA